CCGCCAGCCCCTCCTGCACCGCCAGTTGGCATGAATCCACCTCGACTTCCACTTCTTCTTAGTATCTTTTGCTGTGTTAATTCTCTAGATATTCCTTGTTGAGTTTTTAATTCTAAAAGTGCTTTTTCTGTTTGTGCTTTTGCTACTTTAAATTTACCTTTAGCATTTGCTAAAGCTGCTCTATCTATGGCTCTACTTGCTTTATCAACATTTAATCCTTGAGCTTTTGCTTTTGCTATCTGATCTCCAACACTTCTAACTCGAATCATTGAAGCTCTTTTCTTTTCTTGAAGATTTAGAGATTCTCTTTCTAATTTATTATTTTTCTTTTCAGAAGCTGCTCCTCCTCCCTTATTTAGTTGATTTACTTTTCCGCTAACCTTATCTAAAAGTTTTGATAACTCCTGTACCTTCTTTAAACCTTTTACATTAATTTCTATATCTGCTTTAGTTGCCACGACTAAACAATAAAAGGTTACTTTATTCTAGCTTATCTTCTTCGTTTTGCTTTTTCAAATTCTTTTTCTTCCTGTTCATTAATAACTTCAAAATATGAACTCCATCCTATTAGTTCATCTAAAGTCATATCTCTAATCTCTTTTAAAGTCTTTCCTAATTCTTTTGCAACACCAAATTGCAACATCATTAAATTATCTTTTTTTAGTTCAGCAGCTAGTCTTTTGGGTCGATTACTTCCTCTTCTTCTGTAATAACTGCAAGCATTAATTTTTGCAAATCACTATCTTTAACTTCATTCTTCAATACATCAATTTCTCCTGCATTAAAAAGTCTTCTGCCAGTTTCATCTAATGCTTTCGTCATCAATAATTGTAAAGCAAAGTTATTATCATCATCTTTAGACAATCTTTGGGCTCTATCCCGTTCTGCCATTGTTAATGGAGTTACATACATTTCAAAAATAGAACCATTAGATAATTCGACTTCTTTTTTCCTCGGTTCAAGATTTGCAGCTTTTCTTAAACGATCCAATGCTGATAGATTGCTTGCCATAAAATAAAATTAATATATTGATATTCTAATGCAAAACATGAAAAAACCCCAGATAATCTGAGGTTCGTTAAGTTATGCTAATTTAACTAAGCAGATTTAGATAGGTCGAATGTAGGAGCAGCACTAGGTCTGAACGCTATCTCTACAACTTGTCCGTCATCTGGGTTTACGTTGAAACTTGCAGAAGTAAGAATAATGTCTGCCAAAATTGATCTACTTGCGTTTTGATCTACGTTAGCACCACTCATCTGACGATCAATGTACAATCTAACTTTTGCACCAGCTTGTTGACGTTGGATAACATCCTCAACCATTCTGCTGGATAGAAGTGTATCGTCATCTGTTGAATAAACACTAGCAGAACCACTACCATCAGCAAAACCTGAGATAAAGGTTCTAAATGGTGCAGTTTGAGTAACAGTTTGACCAATACTTGTTACGTCAATTTCTGCTCTAGTTATCTCAAAACTCCATTCTCTTACAGATCCAACAACTAATGGTGTCGTAAATGTAATGCTTGCAAAAGTTCCTGCTGTAAAAGTAGGTGCTGCTGAAGCTGTTAACGCTGCTCCTCCTGCTGTTGCAGAAAGTGTCATAACACCAGTTGAAGCATCATAAGTTTTTACAAAATGATCTCCTGCTGCAATACAGTTAGTTAATGTTGCTCCT